GATGTCTCTGTTTCGTAGATCTCTTTGTGCTCTTCGCCGTAGCGAGCATATTCAAGTCCAAACAATGCGTTCAGTCCAGGGAGCAACTCTTTCAATAGTTGTGCGCGTGAAATAGCCATTTATATGCTCCTTGATTAAGTGTTAGCCGCACCAGCGTAATAAATGTGTTGACCGAAGTTGATCTTCACAAGTATCTCTGGATAGTTAATGAAATTGACGGTAGAACCGCTAGGAATAGCAGTGATACCACCAGGTACGGCAGGAGCTGCGTTCAATGTTGCAGATGTGCCGCCTTGAGAAACCGCAGAGGTTACAAAAGAGCCAGTCTGAACAGGAACACCAGAAGCCAAGTACTGAACATCAGCACCAGCCAACACGTTACCGTTAACGCCTGTTGTCAAAGTTACTGTTGTAGAGCTTGAGCTACCAACACCTGAATAAGCGTAAGCTGTATCAGGAACCAAACCGAGTACACGGATAGGGAATGTGCTAGTTGTAGCAGGAGAAGCTGTATCACCCAAAGCAGCCCAAGAAGAGTTACCTGTGGTTGTGCTACCTGTGTTAGCAACCAATTTCAAGTTGTATCCAACGAGTTCTTGGTTAGCAGATGCGATAGTTGTGCCAGAAGAAACAACAGCCATTTTGAAAACGGTGTCAGGATCATCTGTAACAATAGCTTGCGCATCACCAGCGAGAGTGCCAGCGGGCCAGTATTGGCTAAAACGCTTTTGCTTAGTAACTGGGTCTGTGTAAGAGCAGCCTAAGAAAATACCAACTGGAATTGTGCCAGAAGCCCAAGAACCGGTTGACAGCGTTGAAATGTTAATAAAACCATTAGTTGTGTACACAGGATCACCGTAAAAGATGCTCGTTGCGTACCCGTATTGGATAGCGTAGTTGCGAGTAGAACCAGCAAATACCTGTCCACCAATCAGATTGATTGGCTTGAACCCGTATGGGGCCGAGACGGTAGGATAAGCCATTTATATCTCCAAATTAGAAAGAACCTTTTCCAAAGGTCGTTGTAGTCTTCCTCTCGTTAAAGATTGGCATACGCGGATCACTTTGGCGCATAAGGTTGTTGTCTACAGCCTGCGTCTGAGCATGTGTCTGCTTGGCATAGAATTCATTTGCCTGCTTCACAAACTCTTCTGGAGTCTTACAGAGTAACAACCCGTCAATCTCAATGCCGTCTTTGAAACGGCTATCGGGATCAACTAGCAGTCTAAATTTAGGTTGCTCCGCAATGCCAACAGGTTCCCAACCTTCACGGAATCTACTAGAGATATTCTTGGGATCTGCTTTGCCAAGGGATGCCACCCGAATCCATCTGTACGCGTAACCTGGCTCCTTATCGGGCTCTGGGAGTAGTTCTGGTTGCTGCCACTGCTTAGGGCGCTCAGAAAGATTCCTAGATTCCATCTCACGCGTTAGTCTACTTTTCTCTGCTGTTTGAGTCATTTTTTACCCCAATTTAATTTGTTCGCGAGCGTATTGCTCATTGGTTAGTCCGAGCTTTTTAGCCAAGGCTTGCTGTGTTTTTGTAAGTGTCACCTGTTTAGGTGCAGACGTACGTTTAGCAGAAGCGACTACCGTGCTTGACTTTGTTCGAGTAGGTTTAGTTTCCTCCTCGATTTGGACGTTGAGGCCGAATTCTTCTGGGAACCGACGTCTCACTTCCTTGTCAATACTGGTGAAGTATTCATCAGTACCTATAAAAGCGCCACCATACTTTTCCGCTAGTTCTTCGTGAACACCACGGGCATAGCTGCTCATACTTTTCTTCTTTGGATCAGTAAACCAGGGGTTTTTGGACACCCAGCTTGCAACTTTTGGGTCCATCTGCTGTTGTGCAACAGGCGGTACATGGCTCGTTTGTACACTATTTTCTTCAACTTGTATAGTGGGTTTAAAGTTTTTTACCTTATCTAGCTTTAATTGAGCTCGAATTAGCTCTTGTTGAGCCTCTAAAAGCTTGTCACTGTCGCCAGAATCATACGCTTCTTTGTAGTTGCGTTTAGCAAGGTCAACCTCAGACTCGGCTGAAACCTTGTAAGTTGACAAAAGTTCTTTCTCGCCTTCGTGCATGACACTCTTTAAGCGCTTATTCTCATCTAGCACTCTTTGAGCCATCGCTAAAGCTTCTTGCTGCTCACGATAAGCGGCTTCTTTAGCTCTGCGCTCGTCATGCCAAGCCTTCTTATACTGCTTGAACTTTTGCTTTACGTTTTGGGAATAGTCTTCGGCTTCATCTGCCGTCTCCAATTCCTCCTTAATCTTTTCAGGTAAGGGTTCTACATGCTGATCTTCGGGAGGAGTGTCGTCAACAATTTTGACTTCGACTGGCTCATCACCTTCAATCTGTATATCTAACTCTTCCTCTTGGGGTTTACCCTTATTGTCAATCTCATCTGGAAATTTAAATGCTTGCATGTTCGCTCCTTAAGGACGATAAATTCCGCGTGGGTCTTCAACTACACCCTCGACAGAATCTTCATTGATCATACGGAATTCTCTTCCGTGGATTACCATTCTTGAGCCAGCGTTTGGTCTGACAAGAATGAAGTCGCCTACCTTACACCAAGGTCCTGATGGATACCTTGTCTTATCGGTATAGCAGTCTGGTCCCAAAGCTACTACAAACAAAACTGTGGTCAACAGCTCTTCGTTTCTAATAGTTTCATCAGATTTAACAATACCGCTTTCATATTCCCTTTCTTTCTCTGGAATAGCGCAAAGTATTTTCCATCCTGACGGTTTTGGCAATTGTGTTGCCTTTTGTTCCTGGGTTTTATCCAAAATATTGGATAAGTCCACAGCTTGGGTTAAATCAACCGCGTTTGTATCAGTCATCTGATTCCTCTATGTTTTTTGTCAGGTCTGTGATGTATCTGCGCACGGTGAGCAGACCTGTAATTTCCCCACACATTGCACAGTATTCGGCATAGTCCTTGGCAGATCTGTTGCCAAGGGCTTCTTCAAGTTGTTTAACCTTCTCATCAACCTTTTGGCTGACTAAATCGGCTAGTTTTGAGGTTTCATAGCTCATTTATTACCTTTTTTCGCGTTATTTTGTTGATTTCGGGCCATTTCCGCCTGTCTTTGGGCCTGTTCGCGGGCTGTTTGAGCCTGTAATTCAGCGTTATGGACCTGCGCTTGGGTCTGATTTCTTGACATTTCAGCTTGATTTGCAAGCATAGCCACATGTTTATGCATGTCTACTGTCGTTCTATAGCCCTCAAGCTCTTTCTGGTGCTCATTCTGGGCCTTCGCTTGCATTGCTTGAACGGCGAGTTTGGCTCCATCTGTCTGCTGAGTCGCTTGTATACGTTGAGCTTCGATCTGCAACTGCTGTGCTTTAAGCTGAGCATCAGATTGATCCTTCTGAGCCTTACGTTGCAGGTCTTGTTGCTTGATTTGAAGCTCTTGTTGTTGCAACTGAATGAGCGGATCTTGAGCTTGCTGTTGAGCTTGTTGTTGTTTAGCCTGCTGTTGGTGCTGTTGTAGTAACTGCTGAGCCGCTTGAGCTGCCATCTGAGACACCTTGACCTCCATCTCTGGGGACATTGCTTCATCAGCATCTGGGTCCTCGTTGTATGGTGGGAGTGTTTGACCCATTGTTTGCTCAAGCTCTTTGCGATACTCCATACCCAGATGTTCTGTGATATGTGCTGACATTGTTGCCATCAACTGTTGAGCTAGTTGTGGGTTCATACCAATAATCTGCTGTACATGTGGGTCTTGTGACATAGACATGTGGACCGCTATATGGGCTTTATGATCCTGATACGCAAACGCTTTCACAGGCTTGTTACGCAGTATGTCCTGGTTCTCAGACACAGGGTCACGTGGTTTAATATCATCTTCCATCGGCACAAGCTTCTGGTAGTTCTTTATGCCAATCACCTCTAACATCTGACGATGTAGTAGTGGCAAGTCATAAATCTGCGGTGCTGTCTGCGCAAGCTGTAGTGCAGCTTGGTACTGGACAACCTTCTGAGCCATCGTCGCCGCGTTCGGATCACTGACCGGGATAATATTGACCATCTCATAGTCTGTGCGCTTAGCACGACGGTTGCCAGACTCAGGGTCGTAGTCATACTCATCTGTACAGTTCTCAGCGATGATATCCTTGAGTAACTCAAACTCTTGACGCATCGCGTAGTGTATGCGCGCCTGAACAGCACTCATCGCCTTAAGTGTTCTCTCGAGGATCGCCAGAGTTGTCCCCACAGGAGAGGCTGCACTCATATCGCTTACTTGCAGATCGGCCGCGCCAGCGAACTTTCTTCCCTCTTCGATAATGCTATTAAACAGCGTAAAGAGAACCTGTGATGGCTCCTTGTACGGGAGCGGCATAATGTTGTCGCGCATCGTTCCACTAGGTACATCAACGTCGCGGAACTCTCCAGGCGCTATCGGGGTGTCATCACCTTTTGTACGCAAGCCTCTAGTTTTGAAACCGCCTGGGAGGTTAGATAATGTACCAGCATCGACAAGCTGGCGCAGAATGCTAGTACCAGACTTAGCAAAAGCACCAATAAGATGTATGAGTCCAAAAGCATAAAAGCCAAAGCCTGGTATGTAAGGGTAATGCACAAAATGCTTACGTTTTTTATAAAGCTTATCACCTTGCTTCCAGTTACGTCTGATAGAGAGTACATTGGCAGTTCCTTTGTCTATAGTAATAATGTAAGGCAATGCTAAACCTGTGGACTCGCCCTCATCGTCAACGTGCTCAAACCCTTCTAAGTCCCACTCTACCTGCATCTCCAGCAGTTTGTATCTGCTGTCTGTCTCAGCTCTGAAGCCTAACTTCTCAGCAATTTTCTTCTCTACTTCGTCTAGTACATTACTTGGTTCGCCAAGGTCAGTGTCTCTGTAAAAGCCTGTGTGAATGAGCCTCTTCATCTCATTCTCAGTCTTGCGCATCACGTGCGTAATCCGCTCAGCTGTCTCTAGATCTGACGCGCCGTACGGCACAACCACATCTTCTGCAGGCACATAAACAGACGTCTGACGATCTAAGTCAGGATCTTCATACACTTTCTTGAATGCGTTTCCTGATAGTCCCAAGCCCCACAACATGCGCTCATGCTCAGGTCTGTATTCTTTCATCACCTCAGTGATCTCGTAGTTCATGTCATCATGAACACGTTCTGCTGCTTCTTTTTTCTCAGGTGTTTCTTTGCCGATGATTGCTGTCTTAACAGGCCCCGCTGCAGGAAATGTCTCCATCATTGTCTCGGCTTGGAACTTCACAAGTGCTTCTGCAAGAAGTGGGTGGAACACGCCACACGCACCAGGCCAAGGCTCAATACGCTCTTCAATCTTCAAGCCAAGAAGTTCAAGTCCATCGGTGTAAGTCTGTATCCACTCTTTACGTGAACCAACGTCTGCCTCGTAGTCCGCAATCAGTTCAGCAGCTATTTTGAGAAGATCATTCTCATTCATGTGCTCCGCTAGGTTGGCATCAAAGTCAATCTCATTTGGATCAGCTTTCTCCATGTGCATCGCAAAGCCAGGACCTTCAATATCTAATTCTTCTGGGTCAACGATATGAATCTCAAGAGGCTCTTCGCCTTCTCCTAATTGATCTAACCCTTGTGGGTTTTGATATAGCGCTTTATCTATAGCCATTTTTAATCCTTTGTCCATGCGACTTGTTTATTACCAGCCTCATCCGCCCAATCTAATGTGACAGATGTAGGCTCTACACCATTTAACCATTTTTGTATTGATAAAAACGAACCACCCTTCTCAGATGTTGTACCTGTATGCCAATAATTAGGATATATCCTAGTTAATCCTGGTACTGTCACGCCCTCAATACAATGGTATTCCTGACCATTGATTACAAAATCTATCTCTCCAGATACAAAAATTTCATAGCTATCTACATTAGGATGTAAATGCGGTGTACTCTTTGTATGAGGTTTGATAGTAAATAACTCAACTTGATATTGCCCGTCTCTATATAAAACAGCTCCCGTGTAGCTAGAGTCGCTAGTCGCATTGTTCTCAACTGGTGGCGCTAATTTTTTTGTGTTAGTCCACCATGTTGCAAACGCTAATAGGTCATCATATCTTTCCATACATGTCCTCAATAATAAGCTGGCCTCTTGCGATATTGCCGCAAGAAGGTATCGTCTGGTTCGTCGTTGGGTAGGCGAAGGAATCCACCTTGCCTAAATCTGAGGAGCGCGAGTGTTGTAGAGTCCACCAAGTCGTCGTTTGCGCCGCTTGGGAAGTCATTACATTCTTCTATTACTTCTTTTGCCCACCTGCGGTCTGGTGCCCACACTATTCCGGAAGCAAAGAGGTCTGATACTGCATTAACTCGTGCGATTTTATCCTGCCCTTTACCTGGAGTAAACTCCCCAACAGGCACGCCCATACGTCTAAATTCCTGATACAGAGCCGATCCGTTTGACTTTTTCTCCACCATAAACGCATCAGGCTGCCACTCTTTGTATTCTTCCAGCACCAGCTTTTTAAGCTCTGGATACTCCATCCGCTTCTTAATCGCATTCAGTAATATGATTGCGAAGTTGTTTGTCTCTTCGTTATAAAACACACCCCAAGTTGTGAGGGCGTTGTAGTCTGCTCTATTATTAGTTTCCTGCGCCGCGTCAAGACTCATGATGGTGAACTCACACATGGGCGGATTGTCTTTGTCCCATATCTTCCACCACTCACGCTTGATCAAAGCTCCTTCTTCTGACACAGGGTTCTGCATGTACTGTGCGTTCCAGTACCTTATGTCAAGTGCGGCTTTCTTCGCAAGCAACTCCTCGACAGGCCAAAACTCAGGCCATAGAGCTTCACCGTCTTCTTTAATAGCTGGGAACTCAACTACTTCCCACTTGTCTACCGCATCGTCCTTGTTCATCTGACTCACTATCTGACCAGTCAAATCCAACTTAGACCAGCGAGTCATCACCACAACAATAGCGCCTCCAGGCATAAGACGCTGCAAAGGGCCAGACTGAAACCACTCCCAAGCAGGTAGAAATACTTCAGGTTTTCCCGTTTTAGCTTCTTGTTCAGAATGCGGGTCGTCAATGATAAATAAGTCTGCGCCGCGACCAGCCAGAGCACCGCCAACACCAATCGCAAAATATTCACCATTAAAGTTAGTCCCCCAGCGTGATGCTGATTTACTATCAGCTTGTAGTTCTATCTGCGGAAAAATATCCTTATATGAATCCGAGCCCACAAGATTACGGACTCGACGACCAAAATTAACTGCAAGATCAGCAGTGTGAGACGCCATAATAACTTTTTTCTGCGGATACTTTCCAAGGAACCAAGCAGGTGCGAGGTAGGAAATAAGTTCAGATTTACCATGTCGTGGCGCAATGTTAACGATAACACGTTTGCTTTTTCCTGCGGCGATGTCTTCAAATATTTGAGCGAGCTTAAGATGGTGAGGGCCCACCTTGTAACCTGGATATACATGCTTAACAAAGTCCAGAAAAGAATCCTTTCCAACCGACTGAGTAATTTGTATTTGATATTGGCGTAGGAGCTCAAGCGTTTTCCTTTTTTGTTTGTCAGGCATCGTCGGCAACGCTTGACGGATTTTGAACAGCTGTTCTGGAGTTATATTAATTGCCGTCATTCTGTACGATTGTTTTTGCTTCGACGTCAATAACTTTTGTTTCAATACTCTCTAGTGTCTGTAAGAGTTCCTTCTCAACTTCTTCCATCGTTTGATGTTTGACAGTCATCTCACTGCGTTTCTTAAACGCATCGACGCCATCAATCTCACCCAGTTTAGATAGAGCAGCGACGCGGATCTTTGCATCTCGTGCATTCTCTACTTCCATGATCAACTTGTTGACCACGTACATTTTTAAATCTGCAAGGTCATCTACGATTGCAACATTGGTCTGCGCAACCATGCCTGCAAGGAATGCAAGTGTTTCGTTTCCGTACTTAGAGAAGTCTGGTCGATGATGAGGATCTTCCATCATCTGTTTTGCTATTTGCTTGGCGGTATCTACATCGCCTTGGTTTGGTATAAGAGGATTGCCAGTCAAATCAGACATGAGCTTGATAACGTTGGCTCGCATCTCTAATTCTTGTGCAGGAGATAATTCAGGGAAGGCTTCCGCTGCGCTGCCTGGCAACGGTATGTTCTCCTCGATTGGCGGAATCATCTCATCCATGTCTACCTTTGTATTTAGTCTCCTCGCGGAGGGCTTAGTAGTTTGTCGCATTATATATTAAAACTGGACGAACCACGACTTATTAGGGTCCTTTTTTAGCGGGGACGAGTTATGGAAAATTTTTTATATATTTATTTTGAGGGCGATGTAACTTGACATATAAGGGGGTGGGTTTTGAAAATGAAGTGGTTATTTGTGTTCAGCTAAGGGTACGGGGCCGACGGAGAGGCTCATTTCAAGAAAGGGGGGTGGGGGCGGGGCGTGTACACGGGATACTGGACTTATACCCCACATTTGGGGTAGTATTAAATCAATGCAAAGCAATAGTGCGATGCAGATTATGAAAGGTACATCATGTACAAAGTAACTATCCAATGGGAAGATCAAGTGTTCACTCATGTTGCATACTCTAAGCGTGAAGCGTATCAGTATCTCCACTCATACCCTAAGCGCAACATCTTCGGTGTTATCTATAACATCTTCGGTCAGCGCCTCGCCGTCCGCTACTTCCGTTAATTAACCCGAGGGGCGAAAGCCCCTCACTTCAAGGAGCTAATATGAAAGTCGTTTTACTCATCGGTCTTATGACCAGTCTGTCAGGTATGTTGCTAGTAGCGTTCGGTATCCTGGCTCAGTCGATGCCTATGAACCTACTAGTCCTGAGTGCTCTAGCATTCTCTGTATTCTCCTGTTTCTTTGTATCTGAACTAACTAAAGACTAACCAACCCGAGGGGCGAAAGCCCCTCACTTAAAGGAACTAACATGACATTACATGAACTAACCCACGCGATCTCCTCTCCACTCTTTGGAACACGCGACAGCGCAAAGGAGGCATACGACGAACTGATGCACGAACTCAATGCGGTCAAACATCCCGCAAGTGTAGTGCAAGCATTACATATCCTGCTCAACTCAATAGCGGATGAGATAGAGAGGGCGGAGTAATCTTCAAAGGGCGAAAGCCCTTTGATACCAGTTATTGTGGTCGGGCGCGTGTCGTGCGATCGCGTGGGCGCGTGGGCGCTTTCCCTTAATTAGTGTTCCATGTGTACATGGAAAACTTGATTTTAAAACCCGAATCGGTTATTCTTAATCATCGCTAAGAATTCTCTTATGCGATACTTTCTTAAACTTTATAGGAGCTAGCTATCATGGCTACAAAATCAAAATCCGTTTCCGTTTCCGTTATCAGTTCTTTAAAAGACGGCGCTTACCAACAAGCAACCGCGCATACTAGAATTCGCGATGTTGCATTTTTCGCACTTGATCATATCGCGGGGTTTCCCGATGCGATAAGCGATGACGCAAAATCAGATCTTAACGCGGGTTATCAACTGAAATTTGCCGAATTAAAACCCGCGAAAGCGTATTCGGTTATCAATTCTCATTATGTTTTACGTACTCTCGAACATGGAGACAATGTAGAAAAAATAGAATTATCGGTTCCCTACGTTATGAGTTTTACCGCGCAGGAATTTGGAAAGCTTAAGAATGAGAATCCCGAATTACATTCTTTAATTAAAGTCTTACGCGATTCAGTAAGTACTTATTGCAGTAATCGTAGAAACGATTTGGTTCGCATGGCTAAGAATATCATAGCCGAGAAAGAGGGTAAAACCAAAACTCGAACTGCGAACAAAGATTTTGCCGAATCAGTCGACGCGATGTTTTCTAATTTCGACACCAAATTGAAAACTGCAAAATCTCGCGGTGATGTTACAGCGGATGAGCAAAGATTTAAGAAAGCAAAGATCGCATTTTTAGCGATATGGAAACCTAATGCTTAATTAGCATTATCTAGAAACCCCGTAGCCGATAGGTTACGGGGTTTTTTTTTCGCCCCGACTATTTGATACCAGTTATTTGTGGTCGCGCGCGTGAATGCGTGAGCGCATGGTTTAAAAGAGTCTTAATTAGCTTTCCACGCACACGTGGAAAATCTTGTTCTATTTCTAAAAAGTAGAACAAAACCGTGTTTCTATCATCTACCGTTTTCAGAACTGATGGAATTTAGTTTGTTCTATTTTTAAAAAGTAGAACAAGACCTACATGTAGGGATTTGTTCTACTCTGTGTTCCCAACATTGCCTATTTTTTAATCAGCGTAGAACAAGCAAACCCAGTATCCATGCGGTTCTCCGAGGTTTTGTTCTAATGTTCTACGTTTTTCGAGATAAGGCGTCTAAAAATTGAGAAAAACTCTGCAAGCAAGACTTGTTTTGCCGATGCAAGACTTCAACAAAAAACATCAAAAATAGGAGCGTCCTCTCAAAAAACGTAGAACATTAGAACAAAAATATATTATATATAATACTTATATTACTAATCTTAATACTTCCTCTTACAAAAACTAATACCTAAACCAAAAATGTAATACCTAACCATGTTCCAAAAATCTTGTTCTATTAGAACAAAAAACAGAACGCCAAGAACAAACCCCAAAAACAATGTCAAGACTTTTATATAAAAAAGTTACGCAACTCCCACCTTTATACGTCAAGTTATGTTATACTTATACCTGAGTCGCAATGGGTTCGCCGTTCGACTCAATTTAGCTTTCCACGTACACGTGGAAAATCTCTAACCACACAAAGGAGCTTGCACCATGCAACGAGTAGATCAAATCATTCAATACCATTCCTACGATGCCATTCGTGAGGACAAATACTATTACACGATAAACACATGTGACCCCGAGGTGCTATGCGATGAGCATCACGATACCGACAACGACCTTGCAGGGTTAACAATCCACGAGAGTGTGGAACACTACATCACAGAGAGCACATACATGACCGAGGAAGATGAGCAACAAGAGTGCTTGCTCATAGAGCTAGAGTGCCAGCGAATCGCCGAATAACTTATTACTATCAACTAGGAGATTATTATGGGACGTATGAAAGACATACACATCGACATCATGGACGAGACAGGACTCGAACCCGATCAGATTGACGAGGCGTTGTACAAAAAATACATGGTGCGTGCAGTAGGGCAGGAAGCACCGCATTGTCGCAACTGCGATGAAGAGTATTCCATTGAGCGGTGGAGACTAGGATACAAATGGTGCATGGACTGCGGTGAGTATTTCGTATCACAGACCAAGCGCACAGTCGTGCCGATGCACAAATCCAATTACGTCATGATCACAGACATGAACGATCTCAAAGGTATCAACAACAAAGGAGGACTTATCAAATGACAACACTAAAGCTAAAAGTAAAAGACCAATATGGTCAAAGAGTTTTCTATCCCATGTGTATAGCGAGCGACATCTTCGCACAGATGCTAGGCACAAAGACATTGACGGTGCGTGCGATCAACCACATCAAAGCATTGGGATACACGATAGAGTTTGTACATGAGGAGGTGACACTATGACACAAGGTAACTTTTCACTTGATGATGGAGACGAACATTTCATCATCCAAATACTTTTAGAGCAGGGTCGAATGATTGACTTTGATACCAAAGTCAAGGATATGCTAGAACTCATGGGGTTATCTAAAAAGTACGGTGCTGAGTACTTAGCTGAGGCGATATACCGTATTCATTCAGATATGAAACTAATCAACGATGCGTTGAACGATGTTGGGTGCGAGTTCGACCCCAAGGTATGAAAGTCGTTTGCGGTAAACATTCAATTAAATACAAGAGGACTACTATGGGTTACAGATCAGACGTAGCGTACACGATACGCTTTAACAGTAATGACGATGAGTTGAACAAACAATCGTTCTATACATTCTTAGCTGAGGCAAAGTCTAAGGAAGAGTACACCATGGCACTTGATGATGTGTGCATGAGGATTGACGAGGCGAGGTATTGCTTTAATTTCTACACAAACGATGTGAAGTGGTACGAGAACTATGATGATGTCATATCACACACCGCACTATTTGACCTTGCAAAAGAATGGGAGAGTAGCGAGGCAACACCTTGCATTGGGTATATGTTCGTGAGAGTCGGTGAAGAACCTAGCGATATTGAGGAGTTGAGCGGAGGGTTGCAAGACTATGACTGGATACGAGTCAGTCGGCAAGTCAACTGCGATTGGGACTGAGATATATAACTAACATCTCTCGCATAAAAAAGTTGTGTAAATGCGGTGTTTATATGTCAAGTTATGTTATACTTATAACTCAGTCGCAGAGTTTCTAGTAAGTGTGTTAGTTAGTATTCCACGCATAAGTGGAAAATGTTTTAAACCAAGGAGAATCAAATGTTAGAGAAACCAAGTCATCTTATATCGCTTGCATCAAGCGGTTTCTTAGTGTCACTCGATGTCAACGTATGGTCGGCAACCAAGCAAGACCGTGGCATCAGTAATGAGGTTACTACGGCAAAGCACGCAGATAAAAATGCCGGCAAGTACGTCAAGAACTTACTCGCTGATCATCCAAGACATAAAGCCATTGTCAATTACAGACAGACGATCTACAACTGGCTGAAACGTAGAACGTATCGGTGGAACAACGCACAGGACTACTTGCCAAGCATTGACATGCCCAAGTTCAAGCAAGAGTACAACGAGCATGAGTCAGAGTTCTTTAGACTGAGAGACGAGTTCATCATGCACTATGACTCTATTGTTTCAGACATGGCGTTCAAGCAAGGCGATATGTTCAACAGAGACGACTATCCCAGTAAAGACGATCTCACGCATAGGTTTAACGTTGAATTGTTCGTTGCCGATGTGCCGATGAATGACTTTCGTTGTGCGATAGCAAACGACATCGCTGATGAATTGTTTGATACATACAGTAAGCAAACAGAGAAGATCATCAACGCCATCATGGGTGAGCAACAAGCAAGGTTCATCGAGGTCATGAAGTCAATCAGTCATTGTTGTGGTCATGATGAGGTCGGTGTCGATGACAACACAGGCGAGACAAAGATCAAGCGTAGAAAAATCTACGATACAACAATCATCAAAGCCAAGGAGATGTGCGAGACATTCAAGGAGTTCAATCTCGTAGGTAGTAAGGAGCTAGAAGATGCAAGGGTATCGCTAGAGAAAGCATTGGATGGTGTAGACGCTGAGACTATTCGTGAGTCAGATGCGGTGCGTCATGCAGTCAAGGAGAATGTGGACGACATTCTCAACAAGTTCGGTTCGTTCAGTATGTTTCAGTAATTATATTAACTAAGGAAGAAAATCATGTCAAAAGAAAGACTCAACTTTATCAACACAGTATCTATCAAAGAACTCAGAACTATGATTCCACTCATAGGTGGGGAACTAACTCCGATCATCCAGTCCGAGCCTGGTTGTGGCAAGACATCACTACTATCCATGATTGCAGAGGACAACGGTGACAAGTGGCGCAGGGTCGGCGACTCATTCGAGGATGACAAGTATGACTATATCTACGTAGATTGCCCCGTCAAAGATATGTCAGAGATAGGTATGACTATTCCTAACCACACATCGAAATCCCTTGAATATTATGTGTCCGATTTATTCAAGCTCAGTAACGGCAAGCCTAAGATTATCTTACTCGATGAGTTCATGAAGTCTCCCAAGCTCTTGCAAGTTATCTTTACTAGGCTAATGCTTGAGCGTTGCGTAGGTGACGTTCCACTACCAAGTGGGTCGATAGTTTTCGGTACAAGTAACAATGCGTCCGATGGTGTCGGTGACAACATGCTAGCTCATGCAGGCAACCGTGTGTGTATCGTGCGTATGGCGAAGTCAACTACTGATGAATGGTTGCAATGGGCGACAGAGAACGGTGTGTCTCGTGTCATTCGTGCGTTCGTGTCTATGTTCCCTCGTGTATTGGCATCCTATACGACAGGCGATCAAGCGGACAATCCCTACATCTTTAAACCAAGCATGACATCGTTATCGTTTTGCTCTCCTCGTTCATTGGCAAAGTGCGATGTGATCGTGAGGAATAGAGATCTCTTAGGCGACAACGCAACGATGGTTGCTCTTGCAGGTACGATCGGTGCGAGTGCGGCAGGTGACATGAGTGCGTTCCTGAAAATGGAGAAATCGCTTGTTGACTTCAAGGACATCATCAAAAACCCCAAGAGCGTGCCATTGCCTAATGATATATCAGCTCAACTCATGATCATGTTCCAAGCAGTCGATAGTCTTGAGTCACAAGATCAACTCACAAGTTTCATGGAGTTCGTAGAGCGTATCGAGTCAAGCGAGGTGCAAGCGGTGTTCTTTACGATGATGATGCGTAGTGCCAAGACGATCAGACTTGCGAGAAACAATCAGAAGATAGCGATGTGGGCGAAGGACAATCATGAATTATTTTAATTGGGATGACTTTGACTTATGGTTCGGTAAACTTATCATAGTAATGGTAGGGATACTTGTCTTTTCGATACTCTTACTATTCATTTTATTAGTCGTGCTATGCCTGATCGGAATAGGTAGTCAAGGGTATCAATTAATATTTCACTAGGAGATGGAAATGTATATAGATTTCGGCGATATGTTCTTACTTGCATGGTGTTTCATTGCGACTTTGTTATGGGTGAAAACCCGAGAGGAGTTGAGACACATGAAGTACAGGATAAGCAATACCTTGCAGGGTATTGCAGAAGGTAGATTAAAAGTAATTGATCATGGCGATCATTGTGAAGTAAAGGATGTATAACATGCAAGGCAAACAAGAAACAAGACTCAAGAAAGCGCACATTGCGCTAATGAAACATCCACAGACAGCACTCTACTCAGGCGTGATGTTGATGGGTAAGAGTGAGGTCATTGATGGTGAGGGTACGGCGTACACCAACGGCGTGGACAAACGCTATTACCGCAAGTTCATTGAGGAGCATATTAAATCAGAGGCGTGCTTGCGAGGTCTAGTCTTGCACGAGAACTTGCATGTGGCACTCAAGCAAATTCCACGTGGTCGTGAGATGTTCAAAGAGAATCCCAAGCTCGCCAACATTGCGTCAGACTTAGTTGTGAACGACATCATTGTGAACATCAAAGGCAACGTAATGGGTGGGACTGAGCCGATAGTTTCTCTACCGACAGAGGGAGCGGTGTATGACCCGATGTTCCACAATTGGTCTATGCGTGAGATATACAACTATCTTAAACCACTCATAGGCAAACCGCCGTCAGGTGATGGCGATGAGCAAGGCGATGGTGATGGACAAAGTAATGGTTCACCCCAAGGTGGAAAGCAAGATTGGTCAGACACCATAACTATCAACGGCAAGACCTATGATCTTTCTAACTCAGACGAACACGATACATCAGGCATGGATGGTCTTGACCATGAGCAACTGAAAGAGATCAACGACAGTATCGACAGAGCGTTGCGTGAAGGCGGTATGCTTGCAGGACGTATGGGTGGCAAGTTACCAAGAGCGATCACCGACATGTTGACTCCCAAGGTTGACTGGCGACATGAGTTGCGTGAGTTTGTATCCTCATCAACGAAAGGCAACGATGAGTTTACATGGCGTCGCATGAACAAGCGTCAGATGGTCAATGACATTTATCTACCAAGCGTGGAGAACGAGTCAATCGGTGAGGTGGTGGTTGCGATAGACACATCGGGTTCAATCGGTGAGAAAGAATTGAATGAATTCGCTAGCGAACTGGCATCAATTTGCGAGCTTGTCGAACCTGAACTCGTTCGTGTTATATGGTGGGATGCTGAGGTTCATGGTGAACAAATCTTTACCGACAACTATGCCAACATCGGTTCAATGCTCAAACCACTGGGCGGTGGTGGTACGCGCGTGACGAGCGTTAACGATTACATCAATGAGAAGAAGATTACCGCAGACTGTGTGATGATCTTTACCGATGGATACGTTGAGGACGACATCAAGTGGACTATTAGTTCACCGACATTGTGGTTCATCACCCAAGCGAAACGTTTCGTTGCACCTAACGGTGGAAAGGTAGTTGAGGTGAATGATGAGTAAACCAAACTTAAAGAATCCACTAGAACTCAATGTGTGGATGGAAGAAACCGCAAGCAGAGTAGCAATAGCAGGTCGTGTAGGAGGTGACCCCGAGATGGCGACTGCAAGATTCGCAGATCAGTTAGTCGATGAGCTATTAGATCTTTATAAGTCAAATCCCGACATGGCGTATGGGTATGCTCTGAGTGAATCAGAGATGAGTAAGGATGAGTTCCAACGACAGATGTGGTTATCAGTGTGTAAAGTATTAGACGACAGACTAGGACTTAAAAAAGGAGATGAGCAATGATGTACGGTTTTAACTATGAGCGATTGACCAAGATCACAGAGCAACAAAAGCCCTATCGTGGTTCAGACAATCGTTTCCCGATGGAGCGTAGAACTCGCAATGAGAAATACTTTCTTGTCGAGATGGAGGGTGGCGAGAAGGTGTATGACGTTGTGTATGGCAAGCGGTACACAAACGAGCCTATCAGTAAAGAAACTTATGACACACTCAAAGCGTTAGGTTCTGAACGTGTGTGGGAGACTGAGGAGTATGACTACGACAAACATAAGCACACAGGCGTGATGACATACTACAAGCGTGACATATATCCCAATGTGTTAGTGAGAGTGCGCCCCGACAACACAGTAGAGTTCACCAAGGATGAGTATCATCAAGGAGAGCGTAACTTCTTATCACAAAATGCAAGCGGTGGGTTCATTAACGATTCACGCCGAGGTGGATTGATATATACGCACTATCACCATAACCATAAACCGAAGATAATGCACGCAATCTATCAAGGTATGCGTATCGCTTGTGATTCCGAGCTATCAGTTGTGCCTTACGAGGTGGAGCTGAAGAAGGTAGACCGCAGACTAGCTAAAGAATCTCTTAAGCCATACGAGAACTTCTTTAAGATAAGCGAGGTCATGTGCAAGACGATGCCGTATGAACAATTCAAAGACACGGCATTGGAGATATGCAACGAGCGATTTCCTGACGAGAAAGTACTCTACGACATAGAAGGTCGAAGGTTCTTGAAGGAGGCGCAATCTTGCGTACAGAGCGCACCACTTGATGCGTTGATACTCTATGCGTTGGCATACGATGTGAATCGTTTTGCATGGTCATTCAGATGGGGCAGATCGTTGACGAATGATCAAGGCGAGAAAACATATCAACTGTACATGGCTACTAAGCGTAGGGTACTGAGGGATTTGTACGTTGCACATAAGGAGATATTTAAAACATACCGAGTGCAAGGTGGTGAGTATTTCCCTGCGAGCGAGTGGGGTATAGAGGTGATAGTCAACAGCGAAGTGGTCAGGCAACTTTAACTTACAAACAAGGATCTGAAAATGGAAGGAAATGAACTAAGACTATTCTTAGCGTTATTGAATCTTATACAACAAGTAGAGGAGGATATACCGAGAGAGTATATGACTAAGCATTTAAAAACTGCGATAGAAGATGCGTGTGAATTATTAAACGAAATAAGTCAAGGAGAAAACAATGAGTAAATATATTATTGATGCAATGACAGGAGATACATTAGAGGCAATGGAGAAGACTCTCAAGGAGAATGTTTGCTTTCCACTTGTACGTGAACTCGAATTTAAGTATGGGCTAAAAGTTTATGGCATATCAGTTACCCGATCAGATACTATAAGCCATACTTTCCATTTGTGTTATGCGAATGGCATACCATGTGGTTCGGTGTTTGCTAAGAAACACAAGGAGTGGGACATCCATAAGGGTACGCATGTTGAGTATTGGGAGTACTGCTATAAAACACCATACTACAAGAAAGCTAGGGCATCATCCGACAGTGATAGACAAACTATATCGAGTAAGAAAATCTCTACTCTTATGGGCACAATCCAAAGACAGAAAGCTATCAAAGATGTCACCGAGATTTTTAAAGATTATAAAGATAAGTTCAAAGGTGCTAGAGACATAATGGTAGAGTCGTTCGGCAAAAGCAATAAGTATGAATCTGTGCAGATGGATACAATCCATGCGCTTGTGGCTCATGCGTTAGGTGAAAATCCTAATAGTTATGGACTATCATTAGACCTAGGTTTATGTAAAATATTACTTGACAAATTCAATAAAGCTGATAGCATAAAGGCTGAGAAGATGAAAGAGTCAGAGAGATTTTTTAGTAATCCGTTCTATGCGATTGGTATTGATAAGCACAAACAAATTCTTATCGGTAAGTTTAAATTAGTAGGTGACGCAGTGACAATCTTAGAAGATTTTAGTCGTGTACTATCCTTAGATAATAAGGTAGATTTAATCCCAATTCTCACTATGATGAAGGTTGCGAATGAGGGTAAGGGCGATCTACAACTCGGCGTATTTCCTAATGAGAGAAAGTATGACCCGAACCTAGACGTAGTTTATGAGAGCGTTTATTATCGTGATGAGGCAGACTTCCAATGGGCGTTCATTCCATGCCAATAAGTTCTATGCCAATAAGTGAATTCTTTCCTACACTAACTCCCGTAGTGCATCCTAAGAATTGGGACTTGATTCGAGTGCCACTTATTCGATACGAGGGTCAATACAAAATCAATATAGGTGATCGCATGGTGCGAATCTATGATGATAAAACATTACCCGATGTAATCAAATCTAAGATGGCAATGATACTCGCACATCCACATGATGTGACCCATGATAATAACGTTCAACGTATAGATGTATACACAAACAAGCAGTCCCCTGAACTCGATGAGGTAGGGTGGCAATCATCCGAACATTATTTTTGTTTGGTGTTAGATCGTGCAACAGTTAACGAACTGAAAGGTTCACATGACGCTATGGCGCAAGAGAGGTAGCATGACTCCAGAAGGTAAAGTCAAAGCAAAGGTTAAAAAACTTTTAGCTGAAGGGAAACACTACTACACCATGCCTGTGACTGGGGGCTATGGCAACAGTGGAGTACCTGACTTTATCGTGTGTGTCAAAGGAAAGTTCTTAGCGATAGAGTGTAAGGCTAATGGTGGGAAGACTACCGCATTGCAAGATAAAAACTTGAGCGATATTAGAACGAGCGGTGGCGTTGCGCTAGTCATTACTGAAACCGATTTAGATTATCTTAAACAAATTCTAACGAACATGGAACACATATATGAATGAAACAGACCGAGAACACTTGCATAAACTGTATGCAGGGTTCGCAATGATTGGGTTGCTTATGCGTGGCAATGACCCTCGCATACCCTCAGAGTCTTTTAACATAGCAGATGCTATGCTAGAGGAAATAGATGCGAGAACCAATAATGGTATTGCATCAGTAAAACGTAAGTACAACAGAAAGGAAACAGTAAATGAAACCAATAGCACAGATCAGTAGAGTAGAGCGTTACATGGCAAAGCATCCCAATGCTAAACCTAAAGAAATAGCAGAGGCGTTAGACTTACCATTACAAGCGGTATATAACTATCGTATGCTCATCAAGAAAAAGAATATTAGACTACAAGCGATGAACGATATAGAGCGTTTTATAGTTAAGCCTGACGTATTTAAGAGTCCACGTGAAGGTGAGACAGTAGATAACGTCAATCACCCAGCGCACTACAAAGTGGGCGGTATCGAGACGATTGATTTTATTGAGGCGAAGAAGTTGAACTACAACTTGGGTAACGTCGTCAAGTATCTGACTCGTGCAGATCACAAAGGCAATCGTTCGCAAGACTTAGAGAAGGCTCGGTGGTATCTCGATAGAGAGATCATGAGTCAACACATTTCTAAGTAATCTTAGGGGGCTACGCTTGGGCGTAGTTCCCTTTTTTTGTAACTATTGAAAACGTTATTTAAGGCAACT